GGGTTACGACTTGCCGCAAGTTTCGATCAGTTTGATCAGCACACGCTCACGGGCATCCAGTTGGCTATCCATGTGCCAGATCAGCCCACCAACCACTAAGACGTTGACCAGTAGCAACGCGAGGAACTGCGCCGGCAGCCCACCAATGAGTTTGCTGCCCAGCCCAACAAGACCTTTGGTTTCCTCTTCAGTCATTCCCTCCCACTCATGGTGTCGGCACTCCCTGATTAGGTCGTAAGCGAGGACCACCGCCGCGTCCCGGCATCAGACCGTTGACGCCCGGGACTGGCGGCATGCGCGCACCCAGTCTGCCGTTCACCGGATTGATGGCCGGCGCATTCTGATCGCCCTGTGCCCCTTGGGCGCTCGGATCGCCGAGACCACCGCCGCGTGGCGCACCGGCCTGCGGACCGGCGCCTGGCGTGGGTCCCGGGTGCATCACCCCAGGCGGGCCGCCAGGCGGCATCCCAGGCGGGCCAGCGCCAGGCGGCATGCCGGGCATCAGGACTGGGCCAGGGCCGCCCACGGGCATCGCCATACCGGGGCGAAGCTCGCCTGACGCCGTCACCTGGTTGACCGGGTCCTGCGGCTCGGGCGCCTGCACGCCGCCGGGGAGGCGGTTCATCGCATCCATCGACGGCATGCCCGCCACGAAGGCGTCTGTGAGGTCCAGGCGATCGTCCAGCCGCTTCAGCAGCTCACGCGCCATCCACTCCGGGTTGATGCCGGGAACGCGTTGCAGCATCGGGAAGATGACCTGGGCGTTGGTGACTTCCTGCTGCTTGTTGGGCCGGCCGGTGGAGCCTTGCTTGACCGAGAGGTAGATGTTCTTCGCCACGTCTTCCTTGGTCAGCTCGGGCCACACCGCGCCCGGCCCGACGATCTCCTGGACAGTCTGGGCGGAGACGTTGAGCAAGAGAATTTTCCCGGCCGCCATCGCCAGCTGGGTCAGCATGTCGTCCTGGTCGTCGATCACTGACGACAAGTCAGTGTGGCGGGACGCGTCGGCGACTGCGGCCTCCGTTGCCGTGGAATTCGTGGTCTGTCCCATGCTGGACTGGTCCTGTCCCAGGACACGCAGCAAGTCCTCGAAGGTCTGGTTGGTCTCGTAGAGCGCTGGATCGATCGGCGGCATCTTGATAGGCTGTAAGACATCGTCGACCTTCTGGCCGGGCGCCAGCGCATTCAGTTCGATCAGCGCGTTCGCCGGGTGGGTGCGCAGCTTCTCCTTGTCCTCTTCCTCCAGGACGCCGGCAGCCACGGCCGTCTTGGGTCGGTTCGCTCGCCTATGCTCCCGTAGACCCTGTCTTGCCCGGTTCAGTTCGAGCTGCATGTCCTTCAGCAGATCGATATCCGACTTCGGGAAGACTTCCCGCTCGTGGTAGGTCTCGTTCAGGACGATCGGATACCAAGGCCAGAAGTCATCGTTGTAAACGTCGGGCGCGGCGGGTTCCTGGAGAAAGTCCTTGTAACCATCGCACAGGACGTAAACCAGGCCGTCTTTGCGCGAGTATATCTCCCAGACGCAGGCCAGGCTTTCGCCGCCATCGGGGAGTAGGCCGGGGAGACTTGGATTATTGCTGTCGCTGACCGAGTTACTGAACGTGCCATTGATGATGTCGTCACGGGAATAGGCGCGATATCCGTAGCCCACGTCGACGTTGTAAATCTCCTGCACTTCATCGACCGTGAGGAAATACTCCTGCGCCACGAAGTCGGCGCCCAGGAAGCCTTTCAGGTTGCGGCACTTGGGATCGACGATGATCGATGTCGTGTCAGGATAATCGAACGTCAGCCCCTCGCGGACGATCAGCTTAGGTTCCTGGTGCAACGCTTGGATCGCAAGCCTCAGTTCTTCCGCTTCGGCGCTGTCCAGCTGAACCTCGTTATCCGCCAGGTCCGCCGAGAGGCGCTCGATATTGGCGATGCGCTCGCTCATATCGGCGATGCGGCTCTCGACTTCCGGTCGCATCTTGAGCGCACGCTGAAAGCCCAGTTTGACGTAACCGACACCCGTGATGATCGCGCGCCGGATGGACGCCTTCATCATCGTCTTGAACGGGAAGGTCTGCTGGTCGACGTTATAGTTGTAAAGTATCTCCAGCGTCTTGCAGACGCGGTCCAGCATCTTGTCGTAGGACTGCACGTTCTTGAAATCGGCCATGATCGCCGCCGCGTTGGGCGCGCCGGGCATCATGGTCGGGTTGATGCCCTGCGCCTGGGCGATCATCTGCATCTGCTGCATCTGCTGCTGCGCGGCGTTCAGCGTGACCATGTCGCCGTCCCAGATCACCGCCAGCATGCGCGGGCGCTTCTTGGCGACGATCGTAGGGTTAGAGGCGTAGAGTGCTGCCGTGCGCTGTTGGACGTGTCGCAAGGCGATGTTCGCGACATAGCGGGTCTCGTCCTGATCGTGGCGATCCTGCTCGGGCCACTGCCTGCCGTAGGCGAACTCCATGTTGCGGCGCATCCGCTTGAAGGTGCCGTCCATCTTGCGCCGGGCGTTCTGGATACGCTGGTTCCACCGACCCACGAGCTGGCGGCGCTGCTCGGATGGATCGGGCGGCTCGCGCGCGATCATGGAGGATTGCGCACCCGTGGGTTGCCCGGTGATCGGATCGACCGAGACGTTCATGCCGCCAGGCGGTTGTAGCGGCGGTGCGCCGGACCCGTAACCGGACATTACCAGCCCCCACTGGCGAACGAGAACGACGCCTGGCGCTTCTCGCGGTCCCGCTGTTGAGTAAGCCAACCAAAGCTGAAGGGTTTGGTTTTCTCCGGGATCAGCGGGTTGCGGATCGGGATCAGCTGCTGAAGCCCCAGCCCGATCAGCGCGAGCGCGTCGACAAAGTCATCGTGCTGGTCGTGCGGGAACTTCAGGATTTCATCACGCGCCATCGGCCACCAGGGCGCGTTCTCCGGGAAGTGGACTTTGTGCATCGCCATACGCCCCAGGATCGACTGAGCGCGGGTTTGTTTGTCAGCTATGGGTGTAACCTCGATGATGGAACAGAAGGTCTTCGTTTCGAGCATCCGCTTGCGCAGGAAGGGACCGATGGACTTCGAGATGTGGCTGCGCTCCGCCCACCAGAACAACGGGTGATGTTCGGCCATCATGACGATCATGTTGTCGACCGCGCGGTCGGACGTCATGGTGCGCCAGATCGCATCGATCACCCAGATGTCGTCTTCCTCATCGACGCCCACGGTCAGCAGGCAGGTGCGGTCACTGCCCTGCTTCATGGAGACCGCATGATCGGATGCGCAGTAGCGGCGCAGATCGCCGGGGAGGTCCTTCTTGCGGTAGAGCTTGATGTAGTCGGCCTTGAAGAACGTGCCGCCCTCGGGCGAGGGTCGCCCTTGATAGAGGGCGCTGAAGCCACGCGGGTCACGCCGCTTGATGCCCTCAAAGAACTCGACCCCGAAGCGGGATGGCCAGAGGGCTTCGTTTTCCTTGCGCTTCAGCACGTCATGTTCACGGGCTAACGCCGGCAGGTCGATGATGTGCCACTGCGCGGCTTCGTCGGCGTCGTAGTAGTCGTTCATCGGATCGATGATCCGACCCACGATGTCATCCTGGTGCCAGCGCGTCATGATGATCACGATGGCGCCCTCTTGCGTCATCAGGCGGGTGGAGGCGACGCGGTTGAACCAGGTCCAGCAATGGTCGCGCACGGTCGGCGAGTTGGCCTCCATGCTGTCCTTCACCGGATCATCGATAACAAACAGATCGGCACCACGACCAGTTGTAGTGCCGCCACGACCGACAAAAGCCAGAACACCGCCCTCAACCGTCTGCAAGCGATTGGCGGCCAGACTGTCCTGCTTAAGCTGGAACTCGGGAAACACCTGCGCGGTCGCCGGGTGTTGCAGGATGTCGCGCACAGCACGACCCACATCCTCGCTGAACTTGTCATTGTAGGTGCCAAAGATGATGGAGCGTCCCGGGTTGCGTCCGGCATACCAGGCGATGAAGCGCTTGCTGGCGAGTTCAGTCTTGCCATGACGCGGTGGCAACGATATGATCAAGCGCTTGATGCGGCCCTTCTCGACTTCCTCTAACGCCGCCGCCATGACCCTGTGAAAACGCTGCGCGTCGTATTGCGAGTGATCTGGATCATCCGGGTTGTCGGGTGTCGGCATGGTGAGGGTGACGAACGGGATCAAGGTCTCGCGCGCATCGATACACGCGATCAGCCTTTTCAAAATCAACTCATAGCGGAAGGCGTCTTCGCGCAGCATCACGCGCCATCGTCTAGCGGTTGTTCGTCGTTGACCGATGGGGCGGTCACGTCGACCGTCAAGCTCATCGTAATGATGCGGTTGTCCATCTCGAAGGCACGCGTGGTGCTTGACGCCCAGGCGTCTTTGCGCTGAAGCCGCCGATGCCGATGAGCGCGCAGCACCTCTTCGACTTCATCCAGGCATTCGGCCAGCAAGGCATCCATCTGTGTCATCGTGCCAGTCCCATCCGTGGAAAGCCGACGAGACACGCCAGCAGATCGAAGACGATGACGATCACGAAGATCAAAACCACCGCCCACATGATGATGTTCAGCACTTGCATGATGACGGCACCGGGGCTGCCGAGTTGGCTCGCCACATAGGGAACCAGCAGCTTGATCACCGCCACCACGGCGCCGACGATCACCAGCCAGATCAGCAGGTTCTCAATCCAGTTGAGGCTGAAGCACACGGTCAGGTCACCGTGAAATTATTGGATGACTTGTTGGTCAACACGGGCGGCGACCCCACCTGGGCGTGCGCAGTCCCCGCTGTGGGGATCGAACTCGCCGGGTAGGTGGTGGTGTAGGCGCCAGTCACCGGATCGACCGGCGCGAACCGCGCCGCCTCCATCGTGGCACCCAGGAGCAGCTGCGTCGTCAGCTGGATCGGAAACGCCGGCACGCTGCGGTCTTTGTAGACGATGCCCGCCACTATCGTGGTCGCCGCCACCAGCTGGTTGGGGATGGTGTTGATGTCGACGCCAAGTGCGTTGCCGCTGGCGAGATACTCACGCCATGCCTGTTTGAGCAGCCGGAATTTCGCGACCGGATGTGGCGGGGCGAAGACAGGTGCGGCCATGGTGTTTGCTCCTTCGGTTGGCGTGTCTCCCGTCGTAGGGAGACACGCCATACACAAAAGTCAAAGCTACTAGCCCTTCGGTTGCGCGACCGGCGGCAGCGGCATCCCCACATCGAGCGACGGGTCCACCACGGTATAGCCAATCACTCTAGGCCCACCGGCTCCCACCGCGACGATTGCCACAAGGAACTTGCCTGATGGCACGACAGGGCCGCCGCCGACCGTGGGAGGGCTTCCTGGCGGGATGACAGGTCCACCGCCAACATGGCCCGGCGGCCCCCCTGGCAGCGGATGACCGGCGACGGGCGGATGCACAGGCGGCCAGATGCTCCCCGGTGGCATCGGGTAGTCGGGTGGCAGTTGGATTGGCGGCCAGATCGAGACAGGCGGCGGCCAAAGCCCCGGAGGCGGCGGCAACGAGTTGTCGATCTCGCCGCCTCCGCCGGGAAGCGCGTTGTCGATCCCAGGCGGTGCACCGGGCAGCGTGTTATCGACGCCACCGCCGGCACCGGACGCTACGAGGTAACCTTTGACATACGGCATACATTGCTCCTTTGGGTTGGTCGTGACGTTACGATCTCGACGTGGCTACGAGTGCGCGTTCCACGGCGTCAAGTCGTGCAGTGACCGCCGCCACTTCGCTATCGACGTAGCCCTTGGTGGCGGCGTGCATGTCGTCCGTTGGGTCGGCCGGCAGTTCCAGCGGCGCGGGCGGTGGTGGTTCCGGTGGCACTGGCGCTGGGTCAGGCGTGTTGCCCTCGGCCAGCCAGGTTTCGTATTCCTGGCGATCGCGGTTGGCCGGGTCGTCCGGGATGTATGCGTTGTCCGCGACACGCAGCACGGTCGTGGTGTCGGTGAGTTGGTATGCTTGTGCCATGGTGTCCTCAGAGGTCTGCCGATGCGGTGAAACTTCCGTTCCAGTAGGCGTTCCCTGATGCAGTCGGGACAACACCAGCAGCGAAGCCACTCGCGTCATTATTGGCGGCGGTGGCGCCACTCGTATTGCCTGCAAGACTTTGAGCAAGAACAACGGTCGGCATAGCACGCATGGTCACTGGGAAGGACACCGGCCAGTTCATTTGGCTGCCTGTGAGATTATACCCAGCCAGGTTTATGATCCTGATGCAATAAAACCGTTGGCAATTGCTGAGATCATACCGCATGTCCGGCTTCTCCAACGGTGTAGCCTGACTGCCGATCTCTAGCTGGACGCCCCAGAGACTGACGTTGCCACTCTGCACGCCGACATTTCCAGCACGCGTCGCTTGGCCAGAACCACTGGAGAACCAGAAGTTGATCCCTGTCTTGTCATCTTTGTTCGTGCCCAGCGTCTTGCCGGTGATGCTCGGGATAGCAAACGTTAGGCTGTAACGCGCCCACACCCCAGCACTAATTGTCACGGACTGACCAGCAGCATATATGTTAGCTGATGGCGAGCCACCCGTGCCAAATATCTGGTCATAAGATACCCCAAGCTTCTGTCCTGCATTGCTGTATGCGAAGAAGCTAATAGTGATAGTCTTGCCAGACAGCCGTTGAGTGCCTTCAACGAATTGTGTGAGCACCGTGTATGCTGCTGCACCTGCATTCCCGACAAATCCGCTATTGGCAAGCACAAAGGCACACGCTTCATCACCAGCAACACCCCCAGGAGCTACTGCCTGCTGAGTGATGGAGTTTGTATCCAGGTTGAAAGAAATAAACCAGCGATCCAACGTGTAAACTGAGTTCGTGGTGAACGGCCCCGCTCCACGCTGTGCCACATTGAACAGCGGATTGTGGATCAAGTTGCGACCGATGTCGTGCAGCGCCGTGCCGACGGAGGCGGCGACGAAGCTGGTCGTAGCCACGGATGTGTCGGCATCACCGGCCGCCGG